AAAGAGGAGATTACAAAATGAATTGAATTGGAACTATAATATAGCAGATGCAACAATTAACATCGCTAACAACGAAGGATTTGGATTAGCAACTGCAGAATCGGTAATGGCAGGTACACCAATTATACTAAATGTATCAGGTGGTATGCAAGACCAATGTGGATTTAGAGATAAAGGTACGGGTAAATTATTAACTGCAGAAGATTATGTAGAGATTGGTTCATTACATGATAGACATAAAAAAGCAGGTGTAGTTTGGGGAGATTGGGTTAAACCAATTTGGCCGGTTCGTTCAACAACAGGTTCAGTTCCTACTCCATATATTTTTGATGATAGACTTGATTTTGAAGATATTGCTCCTTTAATTATGGATTGGTATATGATAGGCAGAGAGGAGAGAAAAGCAGCAGGATTAAAAGGTAGAAAACATTTCATAGGAGAAGGAAAATTGAGTAAGGAAGCAATGTGTGATTCATTAGTTGAAGGTATGGAAGGAGCATTTGCAAATTGGAAACCAAAACAAAAATTTAAGTTAATAGAGTTATAATATGAAACCAACATTAGTATTTCAAGCACCGGTAGCAACAAGAAGTGGATATGGTGACCACGCTAGAGATTTATTACATTCTCTATATAAATTAGATAAATTTGAAATCAAAGTTATTAGTACTCGTTGGGGACAAACTCCAATGGATGCTCTTAATTATGATAAACCATTTCATAAATGGGTAGTAGATAATATCATACCAAGCATTCAACAAAAGCCAGATATTTATATTCAGGTTACTGTACCAAACGAATTCCAACCATTGGGTAACTATAACATTGGAATTACTGCGGCAATCGAAACAACACATTCACCATTAGATTGGATACATGGTTGTAATAGAATGGATTTAATCATAGTTCCATCAGAACATTCTAAAAAGAGTTTAGTAGATACGGTTTATAATGAAGCTGATAAAACAACCGGCCAATTAATAGTACAACATAGGATTCAAAAACCAGTTGAGATTCTTTTTGAAGGATTTGATGAATTTGATTTCGGAACTGAAGAAGTTGCACATATTACTGAATTGGATGCAATCAAAGAAGATTTTGCGTTCTTATTTGTAGGACATTGGTTAAGAGGTGATTTAGGCGAAGATAGAAAGAATGTGGGGATGATGATTAAGACATTCGCAATGGCATTCAAAAACGAAAAAGTAAAGCCAGCATTAGTTCTTAAAACATCATCGGCAGGTTTTAGTGTAATAGATAGGGAAACTACTATTAAAAAAATTAGAGAAGTATTAGGAAAAGACTATAAATCAGTTCCAGTTTATCTTTTACATGGCGATTTAACCCCATCGGAAATGAATGGATTATATGAACATAAAAAAGTAAAAGCAATGTTGAATTTTACAAAGGGTGAAGGATTTGGTAGACCTCTATTGGAATTCAGTTTGACGGGTAAGCCTGTAATTGTATCTAATTGGAGTGGACATATTGATTTCTTAAAGAAAGGTGCAGTATTATTGGAGGGAGAGTTAAAAGAAGTACACGAATCAGCTGCAGACCAATTCTTATTAAGAGAGGCAAAATGGTTTAATATAAATGTTTCAAAAGCATTACCAATCATTAAGGATGTTTACAAGAATTACGATAAGTATAAATCCGAATCAGCTAAGTTGGGTAAGCATAATTTAGCAACATTTAGTTTAGCAAAAATGACAGAAGGATTTGATGGTATTCTAAATCAATATGGTATTTATACTAAGATACAACCAAAGTTTCAACAACTTCAATTACCCAAATTAAAATCATTAAATAAATAATATGAATTACAATCCTATATATCGTAAATCAATTGATGATAAAAATGCAATAAGTGCCAATAAAATGGCTAGAGGTAAGTTTTATTTAATAAAAGAATACGTTTATGTGGATGGTATAAAAGGTAGATTTACAGAAACAACTGCTCCTATAATATTTACACTATTTGTATCGCAACCAAAGGATATAATACATTGTGTAAAAGTATCAAATGTTAATCCAAACTTAATTAAGAAATTCTTCGGTAAATTCGTAAATGAAGATACTGAAAAACTACAAATGAGAGGTGGAGCAAAAAAAATATATGAGCAAATTGTTTCAAAAGTTCCTATAATTACAAATGATGCATATAGGACTTACAAAATAAGTGGAGTAACCAAAGTTATAGAGTTAACTATGGATGTAAATGAGATAACTCCAAAGAATATGAATGTTACAGGCATAGATAAAAAGTCACAATTAAAAGGTAGATAAAAATGACATCAAAAGAATTCGTCCTTTGGTTAAAAGGATTTACAGAGGGAGTACATGAGTTTAATATTACTCCAAAACAATGGGATTTATTAAAAGATAAATTGGCAGAGGTTAAGGATGAAGAACCAATAGGATTTCCATTCGGAGTTCCGAATACCGCACCAATACAAACATTACCATTTATCCAACCATACAACCCACATAACCCATATACAATAAATTGTGGTAGTGGTTCATCTGGAACAATAACAACAACACCGGGTGGTGGTTCTATAACATACGCAACACCACAATTTATAACATCAACTACAACAGGAACTGCATATGGGTATCCGAGTGGTTCTAATTGGAGTTATACAAATAGTACATACAATCCACCATACACAACAGGTGGAGAAGCAGATGATACTAAGAAAGAACCTCATAACGAAGATTAATGAAAAAAGTATTAGTTACAGGAGGAGCAGGATTTGTAGGTTATGCACTTACATTAGAATTGCTTAAAAGAGGATATCAAGTCGATGTAATTGATAATCTTTCAATTGGAGCTGAAGCAAAAATATCACCATTTGTAAATTTTTTAGGTGGAGATATTAGAAGTATGGATAATATCAAAAATACCCCATATGATTATATATTTCATTTGGCAGCATTAAGTAGAATACAACCATCGTTTCAAAATCCAACATTAACATTTTCAGTAAATGTAGATGGTACAAAGCAAGTTACCGAATATGCGTATCATAATAAATCTAAATTAATATACGCAGGTTCATCATCCCGCCATCATAATCCAATGTTATCGCCATACGCACTAACAAAGCATATGGGAGAAGAGTGGATAAAGATGTTTAAGGGGGTATATGGGTTGAATGCAGAGATAGCCCGTTTTTATAATGTATATGGTCCAGGTGAGTTAGTAGATAGTAATATGGCAGCTGTTATTGGTATATGGAGAAATGCTATATCAAAGGAAGAACCAATCCTAATACATGGTGATGGTGAACAAAGAAGAGATTTTACACATATAGATGATATTATTGATGGGTTAATTAGAATTGCCGAAACTGATGAAAAGCATGAAGATGCTTGGGAATTAGGAACAGGTTGTAATTACTCATTAAATGAATTGGCTGATATGTTTGGTTACTCAAATATAAAATATGTAAATGATGTAAAAGGTAATTACCGAAAAACATTAAGATTAAATAATGATGCGGTTGAACGTTTAAATTGGAAACCGACAGATAAATTAAAAAGTTATATAAATGAAATTAAGTTACGCAATAACGGCTTGTAATGAAGTCGAAGAAACAATTAGATTGGTAAATCAATTATTAAACTACAAAGAAGAAAATTCCGAAATAGTAGTTCTATTAGATACACCAAAAGCACCTACCGAATTAGTAGAGTATTTAGAGTTGCAAGCAAACGCAGACCACATTACACTTATCGAATCGGAATTTAATAATGATTTTGCACAATGGAAAAACTTTTTAAACTCACAATGTAATGGTGAGTGGATATTTCAGTTAGATGCAGATGAATATCTTACACCGGATTTGATTGTAAATTTAGAAGCACTATTAGATGCCAATGCTGATAAAGATATGATTATCGTTCCACGTATCAATACAGTCGAAGGTTTAACTCAATCCCACATTGAAAAGTGGGGATGGAATGTAAATGAAAAAGGTTGGGTAAACTTTCCAGATGTTCAGACTCGTATTTATAAAAATAAGCCAGAGCAGATTGGATGGAATGGAAAGGTACACGAAAGAATTGGTGGGTATGAGAATTATACAAATTTTCCAATAGAAGAATTATATTGTATTATCCATCCAAAAG